GAGTCAATGCACTGCTCTAGCTTTAGTGGTGGCCAGCCGTACTTAGGGACACAGACGCAGTTCCAGATGGCGTACTCAAACATCGCGTTCCATGCCTGGATCTTGCCACCATCTTTTACGTGCTTTAGCAACGCATGGGAGCCATAGGTTCCTTGATGCGGACTAACTACTTCTACATTTTGGGGGGTTGTGCCGAACGCAATGCACAACACTTCCGTTGTGGGGTCGTTGGCGTAGATATCCAGACCTCGGTCGGCTAGGTCGATGGCGCTACGTGTCTCAAAGTCAATACTAAAAATTTGCTCTTTCATACATGCTCCTGTGGCAAGCCAACGTATTGGCGGTTTAATAAAAACGTACAAAATCAACTATTAGTTTACTTTTTCGTACATTTTTAAACTTTTTATTACAAATCAGTACTTTAACATACTTTTTTACACATTAACATACTCTATGTTAATGTATAAAGATTTTCCCTGTAAATTGTCAAATTTCATTTTTACAGGGAAAAAAAGGGGAGCTATGCAAGCCTCCCAAAATATCACCACCATGTGAAATACTTATTGTCGGTACTTATTGATAACTACCGACGTTTTGTAACATATTATTTACCTAATTGGGCAAGCCCCGCCAGCGCATTCAGAATCTGCATCCATTTCTAAGAACTGTTTAATCTCAGTAATGAGTTCGGTGTTTTTAATTAAATCCTCGTAACGATCTTTAGTAATTTCCTCAATTGGAGCTTGATGAAATCCATGCTCCGAATGTAACAAGAAACTTAAAGACTTATGGCCGTTCTTATAGTTCTTTTTCAGATACTCCCGAATCTCTGGTAACTCCTCTTTGCGATAGTATACTGTACAAGATACAGAGTTATCAGACCACTCTTCTTGCATACGCTTAACCTCTTTCAATTGGTCGATTGCAGTCATGTTTTCTGCCAATTTGGTTCCTTCGGGGTACGCAAATGGAAACTCAACCACCATAGTGCTGTGGTCATCTGTACCATCAAAATTACGTTGTGGCTCTACATGGTACCCATGCTGCTTGCATGTTTCGATCAGCGGATGGCCTGCGGCAATTCGGACACGCCTGATCATGTACTGCGCGTAAGCTGGATGAATACCGGATGTAACACCCGGAAGCAAAGACAATGAACCGCTCGGCTTTACCGTGGTCAATTTAATTGACTTGTTGAAACCATGCTTTTCACTATACTGTTCATCAAAAATACGAAGCTCTTTATAAGCGTCAGCCAACCAGCTACGTTGTTCTTCTGTTGCTTGTAGTACGCCAGTGACGCCAATACCCATGCGCATGTTTTTATGTACAATAGCTTCGGTTTCTTTTTGATGGCAAGGGATAGCCAAAGAGTGCTTATTAATACGATACAACAACTGCGCAATATCAATAAATTCTTCTTTAGATTTCACGTTTGATAAAAAGATTTCAGCTAAACAGCAAGTCTCATAGGATTCAAGACTTTGCTCAGCGCAAGGATTATATACTTGAACATTCGGATCTGGGTATTGTGTTTCACCGAGGCGCCCAACTTTACGAGATAACCGCAGGTTAATCAAACCATAAGGCTCACCTTTGCCCTCATAGCCATCCCAAAAGTATTCATGTAAGTCAGAGATATCATTACAGATTACACTGTTATTTGACATTGCTCGCCAAGATGGAATATTGCCCATGTCCCAGCGTTTGGCCAGCAAAAACTCCACGTCATCAGCATCACCAATAGCGATCTGAGCTGAACGCCGCACGTTGCCTGCCACCACCACGGAACCGATAATATTCATAATATCTAACGCGTCAATCGGACGAAGTTGTTTACCTAAACGCTTAGAAATAATTGTGCTGATCTGTTCAATACCTCGAACTAAATCTTCTGGGCCGCTGGCGACACCACCAAAGCCTTTAATCAATGCACCTTTGGAGCGAACAAGCTGAGTACTGTATGTGAATGTTGGATCCCCCTCGGCTAAAAACGCCGCCTTAAGAGTTTTACCTAATAATTTAACCCAACCCTCGCGTGTATCCGGCACAATGTAATCTGCATCCGCAGTAAGAACTCGAGTAGGTGCCACAAAATTTACATTAACTGGCGGAAGTTTATCTACGTTTTTTCGTTGGATGTTATACCCTACCCCGGAACCCAACATAAGCATATCAAACGCCCATGTGAATGGTTTAACTGGATTATCTACTACCACGGCCGCACAGTTTTGCAATGAAGCTAAACCTAATTTACCGACCGTGTCAGTACCTAACTGCCAAAGAAAACGGCCAGCTACAGTACCTTTTAATTCAAGCATATACTTACGTAAACGCTTTTCTTCGTCTTTTGTAAACCCACATTTTAACTGATCTGCGCAGGCTAAAATAATTCTATCAACTGTTTGTTCAAACTCTTCCGTGGGGCTATTTGCGTCAGCTTCATTTAAGCGGCGTGCATACGTTCTTTTGTAAACTAAATACCCGATTGTCGACCATGGTGTTTTTGTCATTACTTTTCTTTTATTGTTATGAGTTGATGAAAAAGGGAGGCCATAGTTTCTATGGACACTCCCTGTACTACTTACTACAAAGGCAATTTACTTCTTAATCTTTGTTTCTGTACTTTTTAATACACCCTTAGCTTTTTTAAGTGGGAAAGGCTCCACGGGTTTTACTACTGTATTGGCCATTGTCTCATAGTAATCCAAGGTCTTTGTCAAGGCACTGTGTAGCTCTTGTACAAACTTAAAGTTTGCCTTGTCATAGTCACCCAGATAAATATTAACCATATCTTTTCCAGTGCTAATTGCTAGGTTGATGTTGAAGTTTTCCTTATCGGTCCCTTCACCATAAACATCAAAAAAGCTGGGAAGATTATAGTCCTCCCCCGGAAAGAACTTACTAGCCTTAAACTTTAATGTCTTCATACAGCAAAGTCCGACGCTGCTGATGTAGACCCACCAAACTTCTCACCATCCTCTAACTTCTGCACATTGTTCAAGCCGGCAGCAATACCCTTAGAGCCGCTTGTATCGTACGGATACAAAGTGATGGATGCACGGCCATAGCAACCTGAGTAGAACTCGCTGGTGTCGATGATTGGGTTCAGGTCTTGGTCTACAATACCTGGCTTTTCATTGCTTGATGCGTTAATGAAGTAGTGACCTGCGTACGCAGCGTCATCTTTCTCTGCATCACCATCACGTAGTCCGCCTTTAAGGAGCTTAGGTACTGAGCCACCCCACACGGCTGCGTTGATTGTCTTGGTCTCTTCAAACGCCTTCTTAAAGCGCGCCACTGTCTCTGTGTCTGACTTAGGGATAAGGATGGATACAGAGTACTTTAACACGCCGTTTGGTGTCTCAGCTGGCTGGAACACGTTAGCGTAAGAGAAGCGAACCTTGCCAGTTACAAACTTGGTCTTGATTGATTTTGTTGCCATGATGATTATTACCTTTTTAACATAAAGACTGGACTTCATTTGGGGCCAGTCTGTCTACCCATACACATATTAATGCAAAAACAACCTACTTTTTATTTCACAATATGAGATATCTAGCTATCATATAATAAACCTAGCTCCCCCAGTGCCTGCTTCATTGCTAGGGCCCTAATGAAGTCGGTCTGGTACTCAGGCTCGTACAGCAACTCAGGGTCATCTGCTACAATGTCTAAAATTTCTTCAATGGATCCCCTGATCTGCATGACACCCTCTCGGTGTTTGCCTCCAGGGAGACCATCAAAGTCCTTCATAAACTGGTCGATTAGCAGGTCCGGAACATCAAACTCCGTGTCATAACAAATAACCTGCATATTGATTCCTTATTTAGCTACCATTACGAGCCCAATATTTCCAATTGCATACCCTAGGAACATGATACCAGTGCCTATACTACCCTTCCAGAACTGTTCACAGGCTATGTAGAAGTATACCGCGCCCATTGCTGCTATTAGCCATGTACTCATCTAAAACCACTCAATCTTGGCGAAAATGAGAACGTGGCCTGGTACGGATCAGGATTTGGTTGGACGTTATCATCGACCAAAGCACGGATATTCCAACCCAAATTAATATAAATACAACGAGCAAAGCCAACAGGGGTAATAAGAGTAAATTGAAATAGCCCATTAGCGTGTACCAGACACCATCCTGCTTTTGCATTGTCATTGTCCTTAATAGTCTTGTCACCTTGAACACTACATTCATAGGGGGTTTCTAAATACTTAAGACCAAAGCTATACGCTGGATTACGCCATAGCCAATGGACTTGTGACCACCATTGGCCTGGGGGAAACATTGTTTGAAAAGTAGCGTCACCATTGAGTGAATTATCTGGCGTCATAAACCAGCCTAACCAACTAGGCAAACGTGGCTCCACTGCCTCATAGCTATGATTACCACACCAACCATATTGGGGGGTTGCAAACAATGGCAACACTGGCGCCAGTATAACGGCAAGCAATGTCACCAATAAATTGATTGGAACCAATAAAGCGTAAAGTACATAAATCATACAAAATCCTCCTTAGCATCTTCCTTAGCCCGTACCAGTTTTGGCTCACCTTCTGGTCGTAGGATCAACTCACCTAACCACGCGGCGACCTGCCCCTTAGGCCCCAACTTCTCCAGTGAGGCTATTGATTTGAGCTTCTGAGGCTCCCAAATAACTTGTGGGTCCATACCCCTCTCAACTAGCACAACGGCCGCTAGGGCGCTGTCAGAGATCTTACGGTGTGTCTTTGTGGTGGAGAGTGTGTACCCTGGTGGAACAATGTTCTGATTAATAGCACGACTTAGAGCAAACTCTTCTACATCGTTACACCATGTCTTTAGCCCTTGAGCTTTGGCGAGGACTTCGCTGACTTCTTCTTCGGTGAGGAGGGGCGGGGCTTTGAACTCTTGACGGGCGAGCTCGGTGTTAAAATCCGACCGGGCGCGGCACTGCGCTTTTGCGCGGCAGAACTGACACCACTCACCGGGGAGGAACTCACCGGCACCGCCCCACGCTTTCTTGGCTTTGCTTTTGACAAAGTACTCGGCCCAGTCGATAAGTTTACGGATGCTGGTACCATCGGTACTGATACTGTCAAGTCGGGGTTGATGTATCGTGTAACTGACTTCTTGGATTTCCGGGAACTCTTCTTTGAACTTGGAGTAGGCTCCAAGTGCGTAAAGTCGTAGCTGCGGGTTATCTTGCGCATGTACCGGAATGCCTTTTCCGAACTTGAGGTCGATGACGCGAATGGTGTGCTTAGAAAGTATAACCACGTCGGCTGTACCAAAACCATCAGGTACCCAGTCACTGAAGTCCACACGCTGTTCAAATAGGGGGGTATCTCCCTCACCAATTTGGCTACGTACGTAAAGAACGTAATTGTCGACGTGAGCCTCGAAATCGTCTCGTTCAGCGGATGAGTAGTTTTTGTAGATGGGGTGCGTCTTGATGATTTCGTATTCGCGGTCATATTCGTCGTGTCCTATTTGATTAAATTGAAGTCGTAGGCGTATTTCGCCAAGTGAGTGTGCCAGTGTACCTTCCGCAGAGAAATCAATCCCCTTGGTATTTCGTTTCTGTTCTGGTAGTGTGGCCTCAAGTCTGGCCGAGGGGGTGCAGGATAGCCACCTTTTGGAGCCTGAAGCGGATAAAAGCGCATGTGCTGTCAATTTAGTCTTTCGTGTCTGATTAGTCGTACATATATTAATGCAAAAAAGGCACCCTTTTGAGGTGCCTTTTTATTTATTTTTTAGGTAGGGCGGAATTTATTCTTTTAATGCCTTAATTAAAGCAGCTATTTCACCGTTAAAATCTACCACAACTTCTTTTTTAATATCCTGCTTGATATCCATACGTTGTGAGTAGTCGTCTGGGTATTGTCCTTTTAAGGCCACTTCAGCAACTCTAGAATTAAAGGCTTTATTGTCAATGTTAGCTAGTAGCATCATCTCCCAAAACGCCTGCCCGTAGGTAGTTGCTAGGTCTAGTACCTCAGCAAACTCCGGATCCTCTTTTTTCCACTTAGCTGCGGTGGCCTTACTGATATTAATTGCGGCGTACATGGTTTTTTGGGATGCGCCCTGCTTACCGAGTTCCAAAACGGTCTTAGCCATTTCCTCAGTGAACATTTTTTTATTTGGTGATGGTTTTTTTGTGGTCATAATTTTTCTAATTATTGTGGGGTGCCTGGATTCTATGATGGCTCCAGGGGGCCATTAGCTTTCTTTACAGCTCGGAGAGCTTCACAGCTAGTCCTATCTATATTAATGCAAAAAACCGCACCATTCCGCCCTAAAAATCACCGGGCAGAATGATAGTCTTTTTAGGTGCCGAGGGTGGCGTTTTATCGCCATGCTCCCTGCGGTACCTTAACGCGTCATTTAGCATCATCTTGGTCATTGCCAGCGCTTTTTCCTGGTGCTCCTGCTCCTTTTGGGCGTTGGTTCGCTCAGCTTTTCGCTCTACTTCCTTGATGATATTGTTGCTAATTCCTGCGTGTTTAAGCAGCTGCTTGAGGTTCACTTGGGGCCTCCTCATTTACCTGTGGTGCGCACTGTGCCTGTATGGCATTGATCAAACCAACAGATTGAACAAACGGCAAGGTGCCTAACAAATTCAAGATGGCGTTAATATCTTTAACACTAAACTTCAATGTTAAAATTTTGCTCTCTAATGGGTCTACTTCTGTTGCTGCTACGTCGACTGTATCAGTCATTTTTTACTTCCTTTCTTAGGTTGTTTAATTCCAAACATTTCATATCTTGCTTCTAACTGCTTCGGGTCTGTGCAGTACTGGTTAAGCTCCATCTTCTGACAATACATATCCATTAAGGACTCGCAGCGCATGTCGTGGAGGGTCTTAATGCCAAGTAATGCGTTTAGTACATCATCTTCGCTCATTGGTACAGGGTGATCGCCGTAATGTTTGAACAATAAATTGATATCCTCACTGGTCTGCCACGCCAGCATAATGGCAGATTCTAGGTCTACTTTGGGGTTCATTTCATCCTCTTCTTAGCTTTTTTAATATCTGCGTCAAAGTTAACGCTATACCAACCACCGACTATTTTAATTGCTGGGAGTAGTACTTCCCATGAAGCAATGTCATCCTCATGCCAAGCATCACCATTTTTCATCATGCTTGAAATACTAACATAGCTTTCTGCTAGATTGGATCTTGTAATCTCGTCTGCAAAATCATTATCTAATTCTAATTTCATTTCCCACACTCCTCTTCTTGTTTGTTTACTTTAATTCGTTTTGCAATCTCCCGGCCAATGTACCACTGCGCCTTGCGTAGGTCTTCTACCGCGTCCTTCTTTAGATCACATCGCCAGATATACTTTAGTGCATTACCAAGGTTAAACTCCATGTGCTCTGTGATTTGAATACACTCAACGCCACTTGGGTGCTCTGTATAGTGCTTAGGATGGTTGACTGGATCGTGCATGTCTTAGCTCCTTAAGTTGTTTTTCCATGATCTGTAGCTCTTCCTGGCTATCACATACCCAGACCCCCAATAAATCTTTATACATGCTAGTGTCGATATCTTCCACACCGCAAATTGTCTCCATAACATAACTGCCTCTGTAATTGTGCTCCACAATGAAATGAGTCATAGCTTTAATTCCTTTTTAATGAACTCAACACCCTTAAAGAAATGATACCTCCAATACTTTTCTGTTACACCAACGTCAGCATAATTTAATCCATCTAAAAACGCTTCTAATACAAATTGTTGTTTTGTTGGTAAAACATCTGATATCATTCTTCGGATATCACTTACATCTTCCGGGTTCCAAGGTAGCCACCCCTCAAGTATCGGTGGGTTGGGCTCAACGCTATCCTCTTTTTCAAGTGGGTCAATGTCCTCATCCGAAAGCCTGGGGGCAATAGCGTTGATCTTATGCTTGGTTTTTGTTTTCATACTATATTAATGCAAAATTCAGGGTGTCTAGAAGGGCCTGTTGCAAATTTATTTTTCCGTCCAGTACCTTGACCACCTGCTCGTCGATACTATTAGACACTGTTAGGTGGTGTATAATAACGGGTTTTTCCTGCCCTTGGCGGTAGATCCTAGCGTTTGCCTGGATGTAGTTCTCTGAGCTCCATGGAAGATCAAACCAGACTGTCTGCGCTGTATCACCAACGTTGCACTGAAGATTGAGCCCAATGCCTCCGGATTGCGGGTGTGCAAATAGCATGCGGATCTCTCCTCGACGCCATGCCTCAATGTTGTCGTCATCCAATACCACACCCTGTGGAAACTGAAGCCGTAGTCTTTGGAGGGAATGTTTGAAGTGGTAGAACACCAGCGTAGGGGAGGAGCTCTCCTCCATGATCGACTCAAGATATTCCAGCTTAGAGCGGTGGACTTCATGCGTGACCCCCTGCTCGTCATAGACCGCGCCTGATGTAAATTGAAGGAGCTTGTTCGCGAGTGCCGCCGCGGTTGGAGCTGTGATCTTTTCTTTCTTGATGTCAATGACCATGTCTTTTCTAAGCTCATCGTATTGTTTCCTTACCTGTGGGTCAAAAGATATGCTGTGATATAAATAGGTACATTCCGGTAATTGCAGGTACTCATCGGCCTTAAGTGAGAAGCAAATATCTAAAATCTTATCCTGCACAATTTGGTCGCACCCGGGCTTAAACTTCCATGAGTACACGACGCGAGTATGCCTGTTCATTTGATCTGGCATCATGTACTTATCACGAAACTTGGTAAGGCTTGTCTCCAAACGTTGCCCTAGGTCCAGTATGCCCACCTGTGACCAGAGATCCTGCATACCCTGAGGGGTAGGTGTGCCAGTTAGGATAATACGCCGTGAGAAGCCCTTTAAATGCTTCTTGAGTGCCTTGAATCGTTTGGTGCTGGGGTCCTTAAATCGTGAGGACTCATCTATTACTAAGTTAGTGAACACTAACTTATCTGAAAGGCCACAGAGCCATGCCACATTTTCAAGGTTTATTAGGTATACGTCCGCCTCTGTCTGCAATCCAGATAACCTTTGCGTGGGGCTCCCCATGATTTTGGATATCGTAAGATGTGACAAATGTTCCCACTTCTTCACCTCCGCGTCCCATACTGTCTCCGCTACCCTCTTGGGCGCGATGATTAACGTCTTCCCAGTGAATTGTTCCGCAATGATGGTGAGTGTCGTCGCGGTCTTCCCTAAGCCTGGCGGCAAAAAGAGCCCGACGTTTGGCGTCTGCTTGGCCATTGATATCAGATCCTTCTGATACTGATGTAGTTGTGTTCTCTTTAGCATGTGTGTGATTCCATATCCAGTCTGCAATGTCGTAGTGGTCCTGCATTGTCCCATTGTCCTTCATCTTGTTTGCCTTGCTGCTGATAAACGCGATGTTACCAACGACGTACCCAATCTCGGGGTGTATCTTATCTAGCTGGGGGGTATCGAGGCGGGTCTTTCCCTTACCCAGCCCCGACGCACCCCATACAAATGGTGTATTAAATATGGGGCACTCATCGGTTGCAATGTCTACTAGGTCCTTAAGCGTGAGATTAAATGGGACATTGTCCCTAATGGACCTGGCCCTTGCGTTGCCTAGGTATGCCTTAAGGTGTTGTAGCTTTGTTGATAAAATCATCAATTTGCTCCTTGCTTCTTAGGATTTGTACCTCAAAGCCCTGTTCATTTAGTTGGGAAAAAACTATCGTCTGCCTTGGAGATATCTTGCCAGTCAAAGTCTTTAGCTCCACTAGATACACCTGCCCCGCTAGGAAAACTAGACGATCCGGTACCCCCGACACTGAGCTGATCCACTTGAAGCTCAGGCCCTTTGACTCTTTTACTTTTTTGTTTAAGTAGCTTTCCACTTGCTTTTCTAGCATGTTTTTCTTTCTCATGTAAACAGATCTTAAAGATCTGGCCGGCTAAGTGACCGGATAGGTAGGCCCGGGTCTCATTGACAAAGTTATCCTCTTCACCTATATGCTCGGCCAGATGATCCACAGCGTGACTAACTTCGTGAGCAATCGTATCAACCAGCTCGCTAAGGTTATCGTTAACAAGAGACATATCAAAAACCAAAATAATGATAGCATCTTTTCCGTCGCCAATGAGGTGCGTCTCAGCAATTCCACAATCCAGCGCGTTAGCTTTAAGGGTAACATCGTGATCCTTTAGTATCTGTTGAAAGACAGTATTGTCAAAGCATAGCTTAACGATGTCTGGAAAGAATCCGACGTTGAGCTTGTAGTAGTTATACTTTTTATTTTTGATGGCCATTAGTGTCTCGTGTTCTTTGGCTTGTTTAGTTGGGCCAGGATCTCTTCTCGCTCCTCGTCATCAAGGTCATCGACTGAGACAGACTCCTCAAAGATTTCACCTGTCTCAACAAGCTGCGTAATGCCACGCACGAGCTCCATGTACTCCTCCTCACCTAGGTCCAACTCATCGGCCCAACCCTCCACAAATACCACCGGCATCTTCTTGGTCATCTATTTCCCCTTAATATATTTAGCATGCGTTTTGTGTAGGAATCTTTTGGTGTTTTTTCCTGCTCAATGTGTTGCTTTAGGAGTGCAATAACACCAATCTCAACGAGCTTACTGGTTGTGAATTCATTGAGGTCAAGGTTGTAATTTGCGGAGCCGTCATCATTCTCACTGACGTAGGTCATTGTGAACTGGATGTCGTTTGTATCTGATAAATAGGGCTTTGTCATTTCTTTAGTCCTTTACGTAGTTCATGTGAGTGTAGTTTTTTGCCTGGGTCCTTTACCTCACCGGCCGACTTGGCCACCTTGGCGGCCTTTGTGCGACCGACAACTTCACCTGTGGATAGTACAAAGTCATGCTTGGCTCCCTTGGCGCCCTTGCCGGCCTTTTTGATGATGTCGTCGTGGCTCTGTGATGGTGTGCCCTTGACTACCTTGCCGGACTTCTCTTTAATTGCTGGCTCAATTACTTTAACTTTTTTAGTCATCTCTTTTCCTTTTGTTGTACGTGCCACTGACATAGCTCCTTGTAGTACTTAATCTCTTCTTGGTACTTCTCATATCGCTCTTCGTATATGCGTTGCTGTTCTTGTTCGTCTTTACCCTGTGGCCTAAGTACAAGGCAGGCAGTAAAGCCGATGATGATGCCGATGACGTAGTCAATCATTTACTGTATTCCTCCATTGCCTTTTTAATTCTTTCTTCATACTCTGCCCTGTTTAAATTCCCTTTGTGCCCGCTTGCCCAGTAGCTGTTGAGATAATTTTGTGTTCTTTGCATATTATCCCACTCACGCACTCGGTACTTGTACAGCTTGGTCCATGGCATGTGGTTTGCCTGCAACCTGACCCACCACACGTAGAGTTTAGTATTCATATCTCCTCCGGATCATAGCCTTTTGATTTCAGCCAGTTGTCAATCAGTTCATGCGCCTCGTCTTCTAATTCTTCAGGCACACGACGCTCAACGTATGTGTAGTCAATGCTTTCAGATTTAGCTTTCATAATTGGATAGTTATCAAGGTTTAAATCCCCAATATCAAACACCACTGGCTGTCCTTCGGGTTTTGGTTGTGATTTCATACATTTCTCCAATATGTGTCGTTAGGGTTGGCCAGCATGCTGGCAATAAGCTCGTCTGCGGTTTGGAACCACTGGATGACTTTGAGCCCGTCGGACTGGATGATGGTGAAGCTCATAGCTTAACCTGATTTTCTTCTGCCCATAGTAATGCCTCGGCCAGCTCTTTGTATTGTTTAGGATCTATTACCTCACACTTGCCATCTGCTGTAAAGCGCAAAAAGCCTTGGCCGTAGATCAGCGCGTTGTGCATAACATGGTTGTAAAGTTGTACTGCGTCTTGCTCGTTCATCCTATTCTCCTATTCCGTGGGCGCGTTCGATGGCCCTAATCAATGTAAAGATATCGCATCCATCTGGGTTGACGATTTTATCAACAAGTAGTGTTATCTCATCTGCTGTCAACGGCTTTAATTTTTTGCAATTACAATCCATAATCTATTCTCCTATTCCGTGGGCTCGTTTTCATCGAAGGCCATTATTACATCGACCGCTTTGTTGGGTATGACAAAGTGCGCAATATATTTTTCTGTACCTTTAACTAATACTGATCCTATTGTATATTTATCTTTATGCTTATACGTTTCAAGATTTTTCTCTGCCTCTTCCACAGTGGCAAACCCACCTAAAAATGCTATCATAGTCTATTCTCCTATTCCGTGGGCACGTTCGATGGCGCGGGCGAACGCCATGATGCAATGCTTAAAGCCATAATTGCCTATTGTTCCATAAAAAGGCGCCCATAAGGCCATCATTTCCTCTAACGTCAACGGGGTGCGTTGTGCATCTTGCCGGTCTTGTGTGGTGAAGGTGGTCATTAATTTTTATCCTTTACTTGGTGCCATTTAACAAAATCTACTGCGTCCCAGAAGCCGTTCTCATAATCTGTTGAGTTACTGCCTGTCATGGTAATGTCTTGATACCAGACAATCATCTTTTCTAGGTGTGCAAGTCGGTCCTGCATCTTCTTTAGCTCATCACATGGTACACCTACTACGTTGTTAGGTCTTTTCAACGCCTCTATTTCGGCTTGTTGCTGGTTTATCTTTGCCTCTACCGCACGCAGTTCAGCTACCATGCTTTCATTGATTGTGCATATTAGACCGTGGTCAACACGATAAAACCGCAGTATGTAGTCGTTGCCAAAACAGTATTCCTCAAATGCGTTCATTTCTCTTGTGCCTTTCTTAGTATGTCCTCAACAATAAACTTAAGTCCAAGAACATTGATGTCTGCCGAACTTGGGTGAACCTGACAACACAAAACCATGCGGTGTGTAAAGTCGCCTATTTCCTCATCTGTTAGTGTCTTTGCTGGTGGTTTTTTCCATAACACTTCAACAATCCTATGTTCGTCATCTGTATAAGTAACGGCTAATAGTTCACCTGTTTCTTTACTTTTTTGAAGTGATAGGTGTAGTTCTTTTGCTGGGTGGGTATAGAGTGGAATATAGCCGTTAGGCATATCTTCATTTAATTCAACAACAAGCCACATTTTTGCGGTTTCAATGTATTTGCCATACGCTACTGGTTCATTGTTCATTTCTCTTGTGCCTTTCTTAGCTCATAAAATTCTATGATTGCCTCTGCAAACATCACAGGAAAGTCTGCATCAGAACCTGCTCTTAATAAACCTTCCGCTATACCGCCTTGATGTAAATAAATATTGTGTATTTCTTCAGTAGTTAATTTCATTTCTCTTGTGCCTTTACCGTAGGTATTGTTTCCCATTCAGTCCAGCAATATGTAGTGTCTGGTCTTTCCCTGTACTGCAAAACTTTTCCATCTTTGGTTTCTAACCATCTCAAATCAATCATTTCTCTTGTGCCTTTCTCATTGCATAACTTACAAACACATGACAAAAATAACCCAATGCAAAAGCAATGTCGTAGCTAATCATGTCTATTCCACTCATTTCTCTTGTGCCTTTCTTAGTATTGCTCTAGCAAATAAAGGTAACTCAGCATTTAGCATAACAACCGCTGGATGCGTTTCATTCCAACATTTAAGTATTTCCTCATCTGTTAGTGTCTTTGCTGGATGGGTGTAGAGTGGAATAGGCTCTGTTGTTCCTGTAACTTTCCACGCAAACTTAATGTCGTAGACTGTTGCACCTTCACCTTCGGGGTAAAAATGTCCTACTGGTTTTATATTCATTTTTTTTGTGGCTTCCTTAACTAAATCTAGCAATGATATAAACAATAACCGCACCAAGTAACCACCATTTAAAACTGCCATCAAATACCCAGTTTATAAAGTTCATTTCTCTTGTGCTTCTTTTTCTAATTGATGTACTTTGCTCATTGCCTGTGTTGCCAAGTTGTGCATATCTTTGTACTTGCGTTTCCATTCTTCTATATCAAGTGCTTGCTGTTTAACAATGCTTTCTGCAAGCCCAAATTGGCGCAACATATTGGCGGCTTTACCAACTAAATGCTCAGATGTATAGGGTTTTTGTCTAGATTTATCTAATTCATCAGCTAGTTCATTTGCGTTCATTTCAGCGCCTCCTTAGCCCACCTAATATGGTCATCGCACTGCCACTTAATCTTGTCATGGCTAAGCTCAACGTGCTCGTTGGCAATAGACTGTAGTACCTGTTTCAATGCTTCTATTTTAGCTTGTTGCTGGCATAGCATTTCAATAGCTTGTTTAACTGCTGGTAAATACCCAACAGAAAGCATCTTTTCAAACTCCTTTAAATCAGCTAGTTCATTTGCGTTCATTTTCTCACCTGTAAAAGTATTGGCCCGAATCTATAAACATAGTATAAATCGCCACCATTAAAGCGCACTGAGTTCCACTGTAATGGCTCGCCTTTAAACCACGGAGCCTTATAAAATCGTATGTTCATTCACCATCCTCCACCATAATACCATTATCTCGGCGGTAAATTTCCTCGTCGGTAAACACCTTGGCTATGTGCTCAGGGATGTGGGTCTGCGTCATGCGGATGTTGTGGATGTGCATGTTAGACAGCGAGCACACTGGGCGGTATTCCAGTGGTGATCTGCCATCCTTGCCACGACAACCCCAGTGAAAATCAGTACGGATCTTTTCGTGTGGGTCTGTGTCGTACACGCAGGCATCTGTGTGTGGCGCGTCATCGTGCACGTTGGTGCGCTGGTAATCTAGCCCCCCGTCTATCATGTACTCCTTACCATTGGCGTCTACGTAGGTCTTGTAGTCGTGTCTGTTGTAGCTCTGCATCACTGTGCCATCCGGTGTGATGATGCGGTTGGCTAATAACTTAGGCTCCTTCTTAAAGATTGCGTCCCACTGTGCGTTGAACTGCTCTTTGTTTTGTGGGGTAATTTGTTTGTCACCCTTACCTCCGTCGTGCTTTGTCATGCTATCTCCTAAACAGTGCTGTTGATTTACGTCTGCCGTATACACGGCGAATGCGTAGCGCTTGTATCATGCCGAATGTCTTGTTGCGGTGGCCTTGATGCGCCCTACGGATTTGCTGCATCTTAAAGCGCAGTACTAGACTAATTGATTTTTGTCTAGTAACAAGTGTCCTACGCCGACCAAACCCCCCAAACACGGAGGTGAAGTCGTTGCGCTTAATAAACTTGCGCCGGTTAAAGTGTTTCATTTTTTAATACCTTTTACCATTGCTTCTAATATGGGCAATGCTTGTTCTTGTGTGCATTCATTTAAAGCCCTATTTGCAAAAGACAAAATTATTCGGCAATTATCTTTTGTATAATTTCTGTTTTTTGGGTCTATTCTATCAATAGATGGGCCATAAGGATTGGTTGTGTATTCCGTAACGCTTTCTAATTCAAAAGGTATATTAGTTAATTCGCACAATCCTTTTTCCAGTCTTTCTTCTATCCATTGGCTATCTATTGTGCATAATGATTTTGATTTTTTTGCTCTTGTTTTTGCACCCTGTAAAAGCATTTTGGCTCTACTTGTAAAATTATTTCGCCTTATTTTATGATCTTTTTCACCCCAAAGTTTTAGCTGATTTATTTGCAGCTTAAAATCTTCAGGCGAAAACCATCTTTCTAATAAAAACTTAGTTTTGCAAGATGAGGAAACATAGCTTAAAAATACAAAGCCGTCTTCTTCGCGTATGTCTCCGCGCTTAAAAGGTAAACCTGTGTTGGAATTGATTCGTTTCATTTTGATACTCCAGTAAAGTAATAGATATTAGAGGGGCTAGTCATGTTACTGGCATGACAGGGGTTGCAACCCTTTTCGCCTTCTCTATCTATATTAATGCAAAATATCACTTTAAAATGCCCCATTATCAAAAGATTCAATGGACTCTACATACTTCATCGCTTTTTCTGATAACTTAATACCGACATATATGTGAACCCGCTCTCCTTTTTCTCTAAGAAGATCCGAAGTTACTGCATGCTCTTGAATTGCTGCTAAAAATCTGCGTTTAAATGCTAATTCTGTTCCTGGCGGTAAACTTCTGTGCAAAGCCCAACGTTTGTAGCATGTAAACACATCGTCTTTTGCAACACTACCCATCGGATCGACTACTAACGCATCATCAATGAACGAACCTATTGGATTTCCAATTTCAGACATTAATTCTAAGTACTCTTTTCCAGATGTTGGTTGTATAAAATAACCACCTCTAGATATCCGTCTTCTCAGCCCCTCCATGGCCCAATTAAAGATTCCTGATAGTTCCTTATCTAACTTACTTGATAACTCTGTATCTTCCTTCCCGTAAAAAGACTTGTTCATTTTAAATACAATCATCCGACCAGTCAGTGCGTTTGAGTTTTCTGTTAGCTGAAGCACCTCATTGGAATAAATTACAATTCGAGTTGGCAAGTAACCAGACCAAGCCTCCTTGTTTTTTCGGTTTACTGTTACTGTATCACCACCAACGATTCGCAGTAGTTGAGATACTACGGCAGATCCATTTCTTGATGGTGCCCTTGCATCGGTAAATGATGCTAATAGCTTGGATATCCAAGGTTGCAAACCGAAAGTATCACATAATTCAGATAATTCAGGAGCTACTGTATTATGCTGACCCAATAAAGCTACGAGCACTTTATTAATAGTTCCCTTACCCGCACGTCTAGCTCCAACAATATTAAAGAATTTTTGTTGCTTTGTGTCCCCCGATAGAATATATCCAAACATTTCCTGTAAGCAATCAATAGATTCTAAATCATCTGGCCACACAGACTTCAAAAATGCCTCCCATGTAGGACATTCTGCCGCGGGTGAATACTCAAATGGTAAAGAGTTTTGAGTAAAGAATCCCAATGAATGCGGTATTAAAATACTATCCTCTAAATGAAACAGTCCATTCTGTAAACTAACTAGCTTTGATGCTTCCGGTTTTGTGCTAGAATACCCAAGTAACCAAATCGGTGGCTTGGTGTTCGGATGGTTTGGTAGGTGTACAAGTGCCTGTATTGCATCTAACGCGCCCGATACACTGGCCGGTGCTGGATTAAATGGTATTAAAGATCCCTGCTTACCAGATTTCTTGCACTTATCTAAGAATGAATACACTTGCGAACGAATTGTGGCCGATTCTACTATCTCATAGTGTGTACCTACATGGATAAAGAAGTCGTCCGCGTAGTGCACCAGCTTGTAGCCCTCCTCTGAGGAGTAGTAGTTATCCAAGAACGTGCGTGCGTGGTTCATGGTGCCCGCGTCTAGGATAATCTCACCTCGTTGTAGTGCCTCGGTGCGCACCTGTTGGTTTACTTGGAATATCAGTGATCGCAGGGTAGCCCCCGAGCCCTTGAACGTCCTCCACTTGTTCTCGCATGAGTAGTCCCCAGTTGAGGTGTAGGAGGAGCCCAGTGAGCTCCATCTGTCCCATGCCTCGCATGCCTCCACATCACCCTGAAATTGGTGGTGTAGTATGGCGCCGACCTTAAGCCACTCATGGTACCCACAGTTCGGGTCTAGCTTAGATAGTATCTCGGACTCTACGCACCCAATGTCCCAGTCCTCCAGTGGCGCCACGTAATCACCGAAGGCGTCACCTGTATGCCTCAGTGTACGTGCTGGGATTACACTGGTGAGGTCCTGCGCCTCGGTTGGGATAGTGCCTGATAGATGGTGCCCAGTGACAGTAAAGAATCGTCCGGTTGAGTATGCCTCAAACCCAATGGAGTGATCCGCATGGGACGCGAACAGTCTGGAGCGGGTAAATATCTTTACTCCGGTACCACTGGGGCTAATCTCCATGTACCCGTCCACTGTGCTGGATAGGTCCTGCATTGCTGGATTGGTGAATCCCTCGGTGGTGTAATCATAGCAATCATCAAGGTCAATACCCACTAAGTCATCGTCCTTGCTGAACACAAACCCAATACCAGAGAATTTGTCTGTTGAGTAGGCGTCCTCTACTGTCAAGAAGTCTGTCCATGTCTCCGGATTGGTGGAGGAGGCGGGTCTGCCATTGGTCTGCAACGGCATCTTAGACCATCGTTTGTTATCTCCCTCACCAACCTCCACGAATGACCACACCACCCAGCGGGGTACTTTTTTGAGGGTAGCCGGTATGTTCTGTGTCAAAACGGGTAATGTTGTTGGTTTCATAATTCCTTTCTTCTTACCTATATAAATGCAAAAACTAGTGTATTTGTGGTTTCATAATGTGAAATATTGCCAAAATTTGGTTTATGTTGCACTGCATCCATACTACCCATACAAATTAAATAAGAATCATTCTCATTGACATTCAATATAATCAAGCACTTAAAAATTATTTGTACCAGTAGTACTAGTAGTACCCCTTACTTTATCATTTTTAATATTTTTAAAAAAAATAAAAACGTAGTGGTGGGTAAAGTGCGTTTATACCCATACTACCCGTACTACTAGTACAATTGAAATTCCCGCCCCAATGGATTAAAATAAAGTTAGATGCAGACGTACGTCCCAATGGTAGTCCAAAAGCAGGTATGGATTTGACCATCGGGGGTCTGTACTGTATCAGCCAATGCGTAGGCAATGTGTCCTAAGAAGTATAGTGCGGCAAATAGTAGCACCCACTTAATGTACTTATCCCATGGGTCTTGGTTCATAGTTTCACCTGATAGTCTAGATTGTTGTTTAGGAAGTTGTACGCCCATTTTCTAAATGCCTCTCGGTTCTCGCTCGTTTGCTCATCGTTTTCGTCCCACTCTGCAAATAAGACAAACTCACCCTCTAAATTGTTAAACTCGATGCCAATAAGGTCACCATCTTGGTAGATATCGGTTGGTATTACTTCTTGTTTCATAGTTGCTCCTTGGTTAGTTGCTTCTCGTCCCAGCTATCGGGTGATCCATAATCACCACGACTGGAGCGCATACGCTCCTCGTCTCGGTATCGTGGCTCTACTGCCCACCACGCCAGTGAGGACTCCTTGTACTCTAAGAACTCATCGTTGGGCTCAAACAGGGGGTGGTTCATGCCCTCGATGTCGACTGTACACACCACGTCCGCCTGCCGTACCCATGGTGTTCCATTGATCCGGTTGCGTGCTCGAATGAAGCGATTGTATGCCTTGGTCTGCTCCGTTGATAGTTGTAGCATTCATTCCTCATTTTCTTCTAAGAACTTCTCATTTTCGAGTGAGTCCAATGATACTGGCTCACGGCTGATATAACCCCTAAGTTGGTGCACCCTCGATACGCTAATATCAAGTATGGCAGATAGCTCTGTCACTGTTGGCTCGCGCCCTAATAGCTGGGATAGTACACGCTCCTCGTACTTCATCTTCTTGATGTTCAGCATGATATTGACCGGCAGTCGGATGATGTTTGAGGTATTGTTAAGCTCGCGCAGTACAAAGCGCCTGATAAACGCGCAAGCATAGCTAGAGAATCGTACGCTCTTGGTTGGTTTCCAGCTACGTGCCGCTAATAGTAGCGCCTCGTTGCCCATACCAATCAAGTCCTCGAGCGGTGTCTTGCCATGGTGCCACGCCGTCATCTTGGAGGATACCATGTACGGCACCAGTCTGAGGTTATGTGTCACAAGCTCGTTGAACGCCTCCTCGTCACCCTTGGCGATACGACGCCCTAGCTCGTGCTCGTACTCCATTGGTAGCTTAGAGATATCCATGCGTAAGAGCTCTTGCAGGTAGTCTGACTTGATGTCGTTGTTGTCACTCATTGTGGTTTCTCCTAAACAAAATCTCAACACGCGCCAGTATCTCCTCGTACATTACAATGGCAATACCCAAGATAAGCCAAATGAGCTCTGAGAATTGAAAGCCCTTATCGAGCTCCGCCCACGCGAATATAATCATTAAGAATCCAAATATCTTCAAATTAGTGCCTCTTTAAGTAGTAGTGTAGCCATCTCGTATGGATTGGCTTTGGGCTGGCGTGGCAGTGCCTTTAAGACCATGCCACTGGTTAGGTAGGGGGTAGCCTCCAGCTTAGATACAAACTTCCGGCAGGCACCCCCAAACTCGTCAATTAACAGGTAGCGATACTGGCTCATTGGCTCGTTGCTCCTGTTTCCATTTAGTCCACACGTCCAGTAGGTTTACGTCCGGCACGGGGGTTGATAGGATGTGATCAATAAAGTCCTGCTCTGTCTTGTTGAGTCTCTTGATGGTGTTTAGTCCGTGCATTTTGATAGCCTCTCTGTTGGTACATCTTTTAGTATCTGAATGACAATATCCCACTGCTTTTGTGTTGGTCTAACACCTTGGAATCTTTCGTTAAATGCTTTAATAAAAACCACAAATTTATTTGTATTCATTATACCTCCAGTGGTTTAACGATTACTGCCTTGATGTGTTGGATGGTGGTCACCGAGCGCACAAACTGCTCGTCCGATAACTTACGCACCAGTGGCGCGCTGATGTTCTCGCGGTCGTACTCCTGCACCTCGGCAAAGAACGACTCGCCTTGGTACTCACCCACGCCTCGGGCAATGAGCTCTGCCTTTAGCTTGCTCTTGATGATCTCCAGCTCGTTGATCTGCTGGTTGATGATGCCGTACTGGTCAATGATGTTGTTCATAATTTCTCCTATTAAAATCATATTTTACTTTAAGTTGATGCGGTGTGTCAACAAGTTTTTCACGCATTGTTTCTAGTGCATTTCCGAGCCAATATCTCCAGTGTTTTTCAGTCACCCCTATCGTGGTATGCGTCTGACCTGCCATAAACGCCTCAATGACCCTGCGCTCTAACGGATTGAGACAATCACGGATCATGCGCCTTACTACAATCCTCTTCATGCTGAGGATGTTAGTGTCGGGGATGGTTGCTTCGTCATTGTTAATAAAGTCCAGTTCGGTTGGATCCCACTCCTCCTCCCATAACTTGGGTGAGCGTGGTTTATGAATCAATGGATGTCTGTACATTATTTCACCCCCTATGTTGTTTGAATGTAAGTATGTATTGTACATTATCTTCGTCCACCGCGTCAAGTGATACGTAAGACTCACTGCCACTGCCTGTCCAATAGTCCCACGCCTCTTGTGGGGTATCAAAGTCCTTCGCCTCGTTGATGTTGTGAATGATGGCCAGTGGGCTAGAGTCCTTACTGCCCTCTATGCTAAACCGACCAAACTCGATGTCACCAAAATAATACGTAGTCATTATTTCACTCCCGCCATGTTGGTTGCCCAGTCCTTACCACTTCGCTCCTTGACATACTCCCAAGAGCCCTTGGTGCCCTCCTTGACGTGCAGGCGCGATGGGATGGTGTTGCCGTATGCGTCCTTGGCGTCTTTGAGTCCTAAGAGGCACTTGCCGTCACTGATAGCCTGCATCATGGTGCGACCATATGATCCCTGTAATCCCCACATGCCCGAGTTAATGGCGCGCTGGATGGATGTGTAGTACTCCCCCTCGTCCACACTGTCGTCTGTCTCGATGTTGTTGATGTCTTTGATTGTGAATGATGTCATACTGCCTCCTCTCTTACAATACGGCATGATAGTGTGCCGTGTTTTTGTTCGTGAAATTTACAAAATATTTTAGCGTTGGCATAAGTCGGGACTTGTTTTGTGTGCCATTCATTATCTAAAAAGTATCGTACAAAATTATGATATGTTTTCTTCATGTTAATTCTCCTCATGTAATTGAATTCGTGCCTGCTCGGGGTTATTGTACCACCTATTGGCGATCTCCCACGCGTCGTCCTCATCATGCGCGTAGATGGTCGTGCGGTACTGGTCTGCTAGTAGTAAGTCGTACAGTGCACCCATTATTCTGTCTCCTCTACTTGGTGTGTCACGTCGTACTCAAGAATTGCCTCGCCGTCCTGTAACTGCTCTTGGATAGCCTCGTATATCCATGGTGACTTAAGCAAGTAGCCGTCGTCGTCCAGCCGTACCTCGATTTTGATTGTGTATGTTGTCATTTTGTTATCTCCACTATTCTAAACTCTTCTCTGTCGTATGGGCTTTCAATGTTGCCCTCCTTGAATGCCTCCTGCTCGTCATCCAAGAAGCTATCGAGCTCGTTTAGCGCATCCTCAAAGCTATCGTACGTGCTAGGTGTCTCGTTGCCGTCCTCGTCATAGTCTGACCACGTATTGATCCATCCGTCGCATAGCGTGTAGTGTTGTACCTCGTATCTCTTAGTCATTATGCCTTCTCCTCTTCGTACTGGCGACGTGTCATGTACACGATGCCCATACCGCTCAGTGTGTTTGGGTTTGGTTTGCACACCCCGATGATGTCATCAGGTGACTGCACTGGCTTAGTGTACTGGATTGGGTATGATACATCGGGCGTTGTTGGGGTGCGTCCCCAAGTGCGTGATACATAGCGCGCCTCGTCGCGTGCCCTGCATATTGAATTAAGTGATCTCATACTGCCTCCTAGATAAATTGAAAGTACTCAGGGTTAAACTCGCCCCACTGCTCTGCCTTGTCGCCGATCAGCGAGCCCTTACCGAGCTCGTGGTCGAATACTGCCACGCAGTCCTGATCCAGTGCCGTCGCCAGCACGTCCAGCGACCCCTTGTGGCTGATGTACTGGATGATGACTGTAGGCTCGTCCCCATCATAAGAGACGCGCAGGTTGACAATGTCCTGCACAAATACCAGCGCGACCTCGAGTGTCTTATCGACACTGTTAGTGTTGCCAATGAATGGATTGTTTAATCCGATGTTGAGTGTGTACATATATGCTCCTGTTGTTTGGTCTCATCAGTATACTCGAAAAGTATAGACCACGTCAAGTGGTTTCGACCTGTTAGCCTTGGAAAATTCTAAACTGGCTGGCTGGGAAGTCCTGCGAGTGTTGAGCTATCAGCCTGTTAGCCTTGAACTCACTGGCAACAACGTTAACAGTAATCCAGCCGTTTATAACATACTCTTGCACTTTGAATTTGAATGACATGTTAGGGCTCCTATGTATTGGTCTCATCAGTCAGCGCATTACGCTGAGACCACGTCTCCGTGGTTTCGACCTGCTTACTCAAACTCTCTGACCATCTGCTCTACTGCGTAGAACGCATAATCTAACTTCTGTTTTAGATCATAGTTTGCTTGCTGTTGATCTACCAAGTACTCGAGGCGCTCAGGGTTGCCCTTGAGTGCGCTCTTGACTATTGCATCGTGGGTGTATGTTGCGTGTGCCTGCACCCTGCGTTCTGCCTTAAGTACTTCTAAGATGGTCATTAGATGTGCGTAGGACAATGCTGTCTTGATTGCTGTTGTCATGGTATAGCTCCTGTGTGGTTGTGTATTAGTACTGCCTCGAGCTCACTGGTATCAATGAGCTCTGAGCATTACTATCTATCCACTGTTGAGAATGCTTAGCTCCGTGGGTAACTCTTCACTAGCATCTATGCACTAGGTCTGCCACATGATTAGAGAGGTTGGTACTTAGTCGCCTCTTGAGTGGATTAGCCACTGCACTTCCGATGTAAAACAGTATACCGACCTTGGAATGGAATGTCAACACCTATTTAATACCTGACTAAACTGTGGGGTTATGTGGTAAATAGTGGGCGGGATTGCGTTGTGACTAATAGCCCACACTCGCCCACCCACCAGTCTGCCTCCTCGCGTACGCGTGACCTGTGAGCCCTTATAGTATATGATAGGCAAGCGATCAGCGCACACCCTAGGCTACCCCCTCACCTCATAGCCACTCTACCCACAGAGCCCTTCTCGTGCCTCCTATCCGTCAATAGGTACATACCCTTAGTGCCACTTAAGTTAGTAGCCACTAACATCATGCACCACATTGGTGCGCTGGTCTGCGTTTCACATTGTGAGATAACATACCACAATGTGAAACGTTTGGGCGCGAGGCTATGTGGAGTGAGTGCTTACTTACATCATGCACCACATTGGTGCGCCCCAGTGAGTACTCACTTACTTAGTGCACCACATTGGTGCATAGACTGTGTGGGCTACTCTGCTCGGCAGGGCGCGGGGCTATGTGCCAATGTGTCACGTTCAAGCATGCTTTCCTTGG